CCAGCATTTTATGCCAATGACTTGGGATTGACTATTGACGACTTCAAACTGTACCAAAAGCACCAGATGTTACTGATGTATTATCGCAGACATGGTTCTTGTTTTGGGTCTATTAAAAGAGGGGTTGCAGAAAGACCATGGCACCAGCACTATCCAGATGTCCCGCCATCAAATATACCGTATAAAGAAGTAGGAGACATACAATACAGCACGACATTTCAATACAATCAAGTGGAGGGGCACTATAACCCATATGTTAAAGACAAAGCCTTAGCCCCTGACACTTTGTCAAATGTGCGTAGCATGGAAGAGCTTCACAAACTTCCCTTAACACAACGATCTTACATGATGTCTTACCTTGAGAACCCGAATCCTCCTACGCCAGTCGAGGTCGCAACTATGGGAGCTAAATATGAGAGGCTGCACACAGTTTTTCCTAAACCAGAGAGTAAGAAAGAGAATGCCCGTAATGTATATGTCAACAACTATGCAGGCAGAGTATTTGTTTCAGAATTGGATAACAACATCGCAGCATATTTGGAGCATAAACCTGGCAATTTTATAGGGATCGGCAACACTCAATCTTTTAACAAATTTGTCGAGATGGGTGGCACTGAGCTTGAAAAAGCAGAAAATACTTATGTGTACGTTTCATTTGATTTGGCTGGTTTTTCCCCACAGCAAAGCCCAAAGTTGCGCCAAATACAGCTAGAAAAATGGGCGGAGGCATTTGGGAGACCTTATTTGTTGGAGATTGATAAGCAGTTTAGCGATAGCTCAGTGCATTACATCTACCATGGCATTCATCAACAGTACGAATTACGTGGGAATGATCTAGAAGGATACCTAGGTCGTTTGAACACAGACCTTCACATTGATGTAATGGCTTATGCAACTAGAAAATTGAGAGAATTGGGATACATTGATACAGGTGTTAAGCTAGCATGTATGATTGATGACGGGCTTTGTGCCATAAAATTCCCAATGAACACAAGCAATGAAACAATTGCAGCGGCTATCAGAATCATTGAGCAAATCTATGCTTGGTTCAGCCTAGAAATCTCTTGGGACAAAACATATGTGTCTAAGCGTCTTAGGGTATTCCTCAACGAAATCGAGTACGATACAATAAGAGTCACACCTGGTGTGAAGGCATTCTTGAGAATAAGATCTGAGAGAGTGGAGGGGATACGATGTCCAATCCGAGAAGCTAACAAGGCTGCTTCAATGGTGTCAGGGGCCCTTGAAGCCGGTGCCACACCATTGACTGCATGGTTTAAGTATGCAGTGGAGCTAGCTAAGTTCTACCTAGACTGGGGCAGACACCACAAGCAGAAGCTAGGACCTGATGAAGCTGCATTATGGAGTTTTATACCGGTGGCATTCGGGGGTTTAGGTGCCATGTCAATGCTGCAGCATGCATCAAATTGCACTGACAATTCCACTGCTACAGGGATCTCAATTTTGAGGGCTATCGCTTTTCATGACACTGCAACTGCACCAACAATAAATGCATTTTTGAACCAACCTATTGCAACCAAGAATCCACTGGCAGTGGTGAGAGACCCAATGGCATTTACAATTGAAGGACCCACTTTGTCGGACACACTGGAAATACCTTTAGCCAAGCGAGCACTGCGTTTACGTGTACGTAATCCAATCGTGCGTGAGGCTTTACAACATTCAGTAGATTCCGATAAATGGGAACTTTGGACTACTATGCCAAATCCTGAAGATACTCGTGGTAAGGCACTAGAATTAAT